GGTAATAGGATGTGTCGTTATAGCAGCCGGCATCGTGGCGCTGCTGGTCGGGCTGGTAATCGATGGAGTAAAGAGGAGACTATGAACATCAAACTTTCAGGAATTGTTGGCAAGCCGGAACAACGCTACACGCCGGAAGGAAAAGCCGTTCTGACTTTCTCGCTGGGGATGTACACCGGGGGTAACAAGGAAGCGGGCTACAAAGAGAGGGCATGGGTACGCTGTGAGGCGTGGGAGCAGTTAGCAGAAGCGAACTCTACGCTCGAAAAGGGCGCGACAGTCACGGTCACGGGTCAGGCGAAAACGCCGCGGAAGTGGACGGACAAGGAAGGCATAGAACACGCGGCGGGCTTCGAGGTTGTTGCGCGTGAGATCGTGGCTGGGGATGCGTTCAAGGTGGACGCGCCGGATCAGGAATACCCGTTTTAGGAGGATGAGGATGATTGACCCATTTGTGGCTGAACGGGCGCAACACAACTTTGACGAACTCGTGGCATGGATCACGAAACTCGAAAAGCGCGTGGCGAAACTGGAAAAGACGGTCACGCCCGCAAAGAAGTCTAGCCCGTCCGTTGGCGTGTACTACCGTGACGGTAAGCCGTTGAAACGGAAGCCGAGGAACGAATGAGAGTTATATCGCTCGGTTGGGGAGTGCAGAGTTTCACCATCGCGGCTATGGCGGCGCTTGGTGATATTGAGCCTGTTGATTATGCAGTATTTGCAGACACGCTATATGAATCAGTTTTGACGTATGAGTTTGCAATAGACGGCTGGAGTTGGCTTGAGGATCGGGGTGTAAAGGTTCGGGTTGTTCGTAATAAAGAAAATCCAATCGTTATACCTCGCGGGGGGGGGAAAATTTACATACCCGCCTTCACAGAATCTAAAAACGCAAGTGGCGGGATGCTCCGCCGTCAATGCACACAACGCTGGAAAGTTGCACCGATCCGCAGGTTCATACAGTCGCAACGCAACGGGCAACCAGTAGAAATGTTGCTCGGCATCAGCACCGATGAATGGCAGCGAATGAGAGATAGTGACGTGAAATACATCACGAACTCATACCCGCTAGTTGACAAGAAAATGTCACGGCTTGATTGTATGCGCTGGCTGGATGAACACGGGCTGCCAATACCGCCAAAATCCGCTTGTTACTTTTGCCCGTTCCACACAACGAAGGAATGGAATCGAATCAAACAAACACCGGATTGGGAGAAGGTTATAACGGTTGATGAACAGATACGCAACGCGCGACCAAGTGCGCTCGGATTGCGATTGTACTTGCACGCTTCAAGGAAACCGATTGACGAGGTTGACTTCAGAACGGCAGAGGAGAAGGGGCAAATGACGCTTTGGGATAACGAGTGTTCGGGAGTATGTGGGGTATGACCACCATCACGCGCCTGACCGATGACCAGGGCGACCAGCGCCCCGTGATGGCGAGAGCCTACGCGATAAAGGATAGCAACGATGACCTCGTGGCAATCGAGAAGTTTGTCGTCCGGTATAACCGCGTGCCGGATGAGGTGTGGGTGTGGCGGGGGACGATGTATATTCCGGTGAGGGAGGGTGAGAAATGAAATACAGCAAAGAGTTGCATGACAAATTGAGGCATACCTATAAAGGGAATAGCCATACGCTAGCCCTGCTTGACGAAATTGAACGCTTGCAGGCAGAGCGCAGGTGGATACCGGTGAGCGAGAGATTGCCGGAGGTTGGGGTAGAGGTGCTGGTGTTTGACGAACACAAGGATTATCTCACGGACGAGATATACCATTGGCAAGACGGGGATATAGACTGGATGAATGACGATGATGGCGTCACCCATTGGATGCCATTACCACCACCGCCGGAGGAGTTGAAATGAGCGAACAGTACAAGTGCAACAAATGCGGGTACGTGTTTGACATGTCGGACATGATGTGTTCGGAATGTGGGGACGGTTTTCTTGAACCCCTCCGCTGGACGAAAGGCGGTGACGGTTCTCATTGGGAAGGTTGTGAAGATGTGCATTGGGATTGCAGGATTGCACAACTAGAGAATGCCGTGAGAACGCTGGCTGACAAATTGCTTGTGTCTCCTACAGGATACATGTCAATACAGAAATATAACGAATTGGTGAAAATGGTAAAGAAAGTTCTGCGCATCGATGATTTCGTTGGAGACAGCGACCATGAACACGATGACCGCATATTGTAATTCTCGTAATCCGTCACTTTTACGCGAATTTGACGGGTTAGGAAATTGTATCCTACAGGAGACAAAATGAGCGAACTCGATAAAGCAACAATTGATTTCATTACAGACCCCAATGAGTTAAGGTTTCATGCTGAAAATCCGATAGAGGAAGATGGCAGGATCCACGTAACGCCGGAACTCTTGTTCGCTGTTGCTGACAAGATTGACGGGTTACGCGCCGAACTCGCCCGCCTTCAAGAAAAACTTCACGATGAAATGAGCCAACTTGAAATTGCAACAGACTTGGGGAACAAGCGGTGGGTCGCACTGAATGACATTTACGAGAATGGCGAAAAACACAACGCGAATTGGTGTAAGCGAAAAGCGCAGGAAGGATTAGGTATCAAATGAGCGAAGAACTTTATAACTCGGATGATTTTTGTAAGTTGGCAGAACAATACGAAGAACTAAAAAAAGAGAACGCCGAACTTACAGCAGACAAAGCTCACTTGATGAATTTGTTTATGGAAAGTAGCGAGTATGTATTTGATGTGATTTCTAACATGAAAATAAACGATTTAGAACGGAAATGCAAGGCGTTAGAGGCTGATTACGTAATCTCAAACCGTGAAATGCTTATTATGCAATCCGAACTTGGGCGGTTGAAATCAGAACTCGCCCGCCGTGACGAGATTATCACACGGCTGAAAGAGGACGCGGAGTCTCTTTCCAGCGTTGTAATCGGCGGCGTAACACGAGACGCGGAGGATTATTGGGAATGTCCTTATTGTATGGCTATGGCTTACAACGCCGGAGACATTCACCACTCCCCAGACTGCCCCGTCACCCTGCACCGTGCGCTGATGAAGGAGTTGGAATGAAATTCTTTGTCCCCGGCGACCCTGTGCCAAAACAATCATTTCGCTACTCCCGCACCGGCGGGTACACGGATCCCCGCGTCAAGGCGTGGCAGTCCACCGTTGGTTACTACGCCGAACTCGCCAATGTGCAACCATTGACCGGGAGCGTGAAAATCAGTTTGCTGTTCCTGCTAACAGACCGCAGGCGGCGTGACCTCGACAATTTGAGCAAGGCAATCCTCGACTCGTTAAACGGCATAGCGTACCTGGACGACAAACAGGTGACTGACCTGCACATTGTCAAGGCGCTGTCAAAAGACCCTGGTGTGGTGATCGAAATTGAGGAGGCGAAATGACCGACTTCCAGACGATGCTAAATTTCTTCTCCCCAGACACGGATTACGTCTACACGAGTTGCGCGGAGTGCGGAACGCCCGTCTCGGTCAATGTTCACGGCACGAAAAGACCACTGTGTGAGGACTGCAAGCGCGAAGCGAAGCAGGAAACGGAGCGCAGGAAGTACGCGAAAAAGGCTGTCATGCCTAACCGGTACGGTGACCCTACGGTAGACCTGGTTTACGCGGTGATCAATCAGGCGCTGGATGATAGGGACTGGAAGCGCAGATTCAACCCGGACGGTCACGAGTTGAGCCTGGTGGATTGCGGAGCGCGTGAGTTCATCGAGGACGGCGGGATCGAGTTATGGCTGGGCGCGCTGGGGATTGGCGTCAGGCCGAGCATGATAGAGCAGATTAGGAGGACGGAATGACTGAAGAACAACGCAAGCTGAAGAAAGTAATTGTGTTGGGCGTTTATAGTGACGGGTACATTTCAACAACAACAATAAACCATCCGCTAAATGTGTCGGTTGAACGTGAGGTGATAAACGACTCGTTTGATGGAATAACGAAATATGTCAGCGGAACGAGATTGTTTACTTTGAGGATTGATTATCATGACTGACATTGTTTGCAAGTGCGGAGTATCACGGCTGGAGGATGTTCAATGCGCGGAGTGCGGGGCGTATTTCAAGGCGGGATGGATTCCGGTGAGTGAACCGCCGAATACAGATGGTCTATATCTCGCATCTCTTGACAACGGTGGCGTTGAAATTGTCGAATACTGGTTGGGCGGATGGATGATGAAACTTGACGAAGACTGGACAAGGACAGAACTACCCACCCATTGGATGCCGCTACCACAACCACCGGAGGCTGAATGACAGAAGTCGAAAAGTGTGAACTCAAATTCGATATGGACTTAGTATTCGCCGCTCTGCCTGAAACACACAGGAGGGCGGCGCTCCTGCTTATGAGGGGGTACACGCAGAAAGAGGTGGCTGACGCGTTGGGGGTACACAAAAATACAATCTGCAACTGGATAAAGGAATTTAGGCTACTTTACAGGCAATTTTGTGATTAGTTGGCTATTTCGTGCCTTATAGATATTGAGGACATTATGCATCATAAATGCGTTTGCGGAAAAAACATCGTTGGAAAGAACGAGTTATGCGCTGAATGTCTATCAATATACGGCGCTGATAGAGCGGAGTGGCCTGCATGGCTAAAATTCTACGTCAATGACATGAGACGTGAACTCCGCCAGGAGCGCCGTATTGACGAACACGAAATAACTTTTACCGATTTAGGAGTGTACTAATGGCAGGACTTTTGAAATCACGCAAGTTTTGGTTAGCAGTATTTGGGGCTGTTCAGGCGGTTGTGCTGCATTACCTCGCCGTGCCTGATGAAATC